ATGAATTATAAATACCTAATAATCCTAGCGCTAATCAGTACTTCAGCCATAGCATCGGGGCCATCCCTCATAGTGTGCGAACCCAAAGACAAAAGTGACCAGAATGCTACTGGAATCTGGCCTCGTCCGTACCTTGAAGGAGACAGACTTTGTTTTGACATTCGTGTTGACGAAGGCAAGGCATGTGTTGGTAATGCTCGGGCTACCAAATGGCTAAGCGGGGCCATAATCGTTGACATTGATGGTAAGCCACAAGGTCGTGACGATACATGGCTCAGGGTTGTAAACCCAACCATCTCAGACAAAAAAATTGAGTACAAAATAGAAGGATCAAGGGACGACAAACATTGGGGGTTAGTCTCCGATGTTTCCATTAACCGCCTTTCAGGAGAGGCTGTAGATTGGTTTATTGGTGAACATGGCGGCACAAGTTATCAGTGTCATTTGGAAGGCCGAAAAATCTAAAGCAGTATCCTCATGGATGAGCGACTGACATGTCTAATGTTTCGTTAAGGAACCACTCGTGAGTAACGGAAAAATTATTTCTGCCTGCTGGTTACGAGCATATCTCACATTTTTGAGAGTTCAATTATGAATGTTCGCTTCGCTATTTCTTTGTTCCTGTGTCTTTCTGCCTCTCAGGCCTTTGCCGTACAACTCACTCCAGCTGATTGCAATTACGCAATAGAAAAACTAAAGGTGTTTAACGCAGATGGGAATGCTCATCCCGGGAAAAGAACCACCTTTGAGGAAAAGGCCACCTATGCATATGCAGAGGCTTGCGAGGATAGTGGACTGGTCACGATCTATGGGTATTTGCGAGAAGCTCCAGAGGCTTCACCTGAAGTGACTAAATTTTGCCAGAATAATGCAAAAAGCAGAGGCGAGGCTGAACGTTGTCTTGCAACAGGTAAACTGGATGATTAACTGCTGTTGGAACCGGTTACCGCTCCACCCAGCACCACCTCAATGAATGCCGAGTCGTCAGTACGCACGTCCTTGCTGATGTGTTACCACTGAATAACCCCCTGAGTGTTGTCTAGGGTTGATATCAGAAACGAGAAGATAAATGTACGTAGCTGCAAAGGTGCTAGGCCTAGTCGGTTACTTCGTGGCCATGAACCGATTTTCGGGAAATCCGGATATTGCTATCACCGCGGATGGGGAAAGTATTTCTCCGTTTTTACGAACTCTGGCTCAACCCATTTAGGCCCTTTGACCACCCCTCCATCCTCACCATCCATCAAAATCCCGGCCTTATATAATCGGTCAAACGACTCGATTAACTCCGAATTTGTGATGTGTTCTGTTCGCCCCCTGATGATTAATGGGTCTAATCTGTGCAACGGTATCTTGTACGCAAGCGCGGTTAGCAGGTCATCAATAGACTCCTCACGAAGCATTGCCTTAAATCTTTCAAGTTCAATATCTGACATGTGAAATCAGGCTCCTGTTTATTCAAAATAACTAATGCGTTAGTAATAATTACCTTATCCAAGTATCAATGAACCTTAATATTTTTCAAGAGGGCTACTGACAGCAATAGTACCGCCGTCTACTCTGTTGCTGGCTGCGACAATTTCTGCAAGGTATTCAGGTTTCATAAACTTTCTCCCGACAAGGCTATTTGCTCTGGCTTGCGTAATGAAGACCGGCACACAGTCGACAGTACAGTGATTCATTGTGAAGATACAGGGAGGCTTTCCGTCCCCCGCAATCCGGACAAACATACCACCATCGAGCGCCACCATATCTTGGGCTGGTGGTGGTAAGCGTTACCGCGATGCTATGACCGTGCGGCAGCATTACCATCAGCGTACCACCTGAAAAGCGTAAGCTAATACCATCGACTGATTGTAACGCTCTGTCCGTTTCGCTGGCTCCGAGCTCCGATAAGGTTGAAGTACCAACTCTGGCCACATTGCTGGTATATTCGCGCGTTCGCTTCCTGCCCGCTTTTCTGTCTCGTTGTTTCTTCAGCCATGCCCTATAGCCGTCGCGCTGACGTTTACGGCCGGCCCTGGTCTTTGCCCCGGTGCTTTTTCCACCGTGTAACTTACAGCGACCATTGTGGTATATCGTGGTCATTTTGCACGGAGTGCCCGCGCGGGTTGTCGCGCCACAAGGAACAGCCCGTAAGTGTTCAGGGTACGGCAGCCAGTCATTACCCTGCTCACGAAGCGCGCGCCTCAACTGGCAAAAATCATCACGCTCTTTACGCAGCGTCAGCAGCTGCTGCCTCAGCTCTTTATCCATAATCCCCCCGTAAAAATGAATAAATCTGTATACCTCATGGGGTAAGTCCGTCAGCGCAATTATCCGCTTCCCTTGCTGGAACCTTATCAATCCGTATCATCTCAAGGGGTAAGGCATCTGCGCGGTTTGCAGCATTCACCGGCATTGGACGCACAGCTTACCATGGGGATAACAGCCTAAAGAAAAAGGGATATAGCCCGACCAGAACCTTAAGAAGCAGAGCCTACTTGTCAGAAAACCGGGAAATGAATTTCCGAAATCATTAGGAAATCTTAGGAGGTCAGGCTGACACTTTTCCACAAATACCTGGCAATTCTAAGCATCAAGTTGACACTTTCGCAAAGAGGTAAAAATCGAACAAGCCCAGTAACGGCGGTGCTTACAGCAATTTTTTGCTGAGAAAAGTGTAAAGCTATCGGTTTCGTGCCTGACGGTTTTTTGATAAAAATGTCAACCTGTCGGGTTTTGTTTCTCGTTTTTCCCGTCATGGTTGACACCTTGCAGCGACCGGTCTTTAGCACATCGCCCACTTGGCCAGTGCTGCCATTCCTTTCTCGCTCCATTCATCTTCCTCATCAGGGCACTCAGAGGCGGCATAACAAACATCACGACGGATAAGCCCGATTGCTACATCTGCATTTTGAATGAGTTGTATGTACGTTGTGAGGTAAAACTCCGTGTCGCCGTCATACATGTAAATTCCACCATCTTCGATAAACTCAACTGTCCAGTTCAGCTCACTCGCCGCATGCAGGACGCGCTGTTTTATCTCGTCTTCAGTACGAGGTGCGGGGGATTTTCCGTCTAAAGCCTTAACCCCCGCCCAAAATTGTCCCCACGTCATCTCCAGCACACGAGGATGACGTTCTTCCGGAGTTTGTTCTTCCTTCTGCAAACTGCGTTCCGTCGCTTCTAGATCGATTTTATTACCGGACAACACAACCTCACCTTTCGCCACCCAGTCATATACCGTCTGGCGGCTTACCCCGCGATGACGTGCATACTCTGCTTTACTCATCAACATAGAGACCTCCTGCTGTATGGATAATAGTGATGTCACATGAAAGGTAACCATCGGCGTCGTATAACCATCATTCAGTGATACTCCCGTTAAACGTTGATGTCGGCCCCCCGGTATTATTGCCATCGTGGCCGTTTGAGTGGTCATGGCTATTCAGCCAGGTTAAAAGTGACTGCCATCCTCTAAGCATAATTGCCGGGCTTGTGCTGGCTTCTGAGTCCTGCAGGTGACCCGCCTCTCCTGAAATGCTCCATTTTGTCCCGGTCAGTGAGATGACTGTCTCTCCAACCATCACCTTGAAGCTATCAGGGGTGGAAATGGCTATGCTGTCAGGCTTTAACAGGAACGTGGTGTTGCTGGCTGAATCACGGATCGTTACGCCCTCAGGGCCGTAAATCGTCGTAACCTGGTCGTCAACGTCCTGCCACTCAGTATTGCTGATCGGTAAAAAGAACAGCGCACTTAAATTGGCTGGTGGGGTAAGGTCAGCCACTCCGCCGCCGAGTCCACTTACACCACCAAGATATGTATCTGCCGGAATTACTATGCCTTTATCCCCTTTCTGCATAGGGTATCTTATGTACTGTGGGCCAAAAATTGGGATCGTTAATTTTGGTAGAAGAAACGGTGTCTCATGTAAGTCGAATGAGACTGTAACCATCTTTCCTGACTGGCTTACAACACTCACTGGCAGAATTTTTCCTGAAACCTGCAATGCTGCTTCAACTTTTTTATCCGCAAAAGTATTCATATTCCTGCTGAAATTGAGCTTTTGTTCAATACTCATTTTGTTTTCAACTCCCCGGCAGGATGAGCCTCAATAATTGTCACCCACGAATCAGCCGTGGGCTGACGACTGTTCCCCAGAAAGCGGACAGACTGGACTTCGAACTGGCCCTGGAATGCCGATTCATCACGGTATTGAGAATACGAGGATGCCTGAATGATAGGCCTTGAATTTTTAGGCATGAGGATATGATCACCTGTGTGGATATCGGCCCTCATGACACAAAAAAGACTCACCACCCCGAAACTTACCCACGTTGGCTGACCAATTAGATCCTTAAAATCTATTTGCAATGGACTATTTTTCCGTTCATTAACTCCGGAAGGATGGTTTTTATAATCATTATCCCAAACCCTGATTTCGTTCTGATTAACTATTGCCATCTCAACACCTGAGTAACCAGAATTTCTAATTACAGAACGAGAATATCTTTTCAAATCCTTGGCAAGAAGACTAATTGAGTCACAAAACATCGGACGTTCGAAATTAAGAACCAGCAAATCGCTGATATTTATATTTGGTCTATACCCTCCCATCCGCATAATACACTGGGTCAGTGCCACAGATAACTTCTGTCCAACAGACCAAGGGAATGTGATTTTTTCAGAGCTAACCGCCCCGTCTTTATCAGTATTTGCTGGCCCAGAAAATATTATAAAATCCAGCCTTAATTCTGTTCCCTGCCAGTTTCCGAACACCTGATTCACAACACCTTCAATGACCAGGCCCTTACCATGCTTCCCTGCCAAAGGTAATCCAGCCGCCATCCCAGCGAAAATTTGAATTTTTTTGTTATTGTAGTTCAGCCTTGCCTGTTGCATGTCAGCGGGGCTAATCCCCCATATTGTTAACCGACTCTCTCCGGCTGGGGTAGATAAGCATACTTGCTGTATATCAAACTCCACCATTAAAGCTCCGGGATTGTAGACCCCGTTCTTATGGCTTGAGTAACTTTTAATAACTTTATTCTCATCAAAGATATTGATCTCATAAAATCGCATTTGACTCACTCCTGCAGTTGGATAGCCACCTCAGTCGGAATTGAGGCCAGTGCTTTATCCACCAGCCCACGCGCAATTTCATGGATAGTTGGCGCAACGCCAATACCTGATTGCTGGCGCTGTTGTTCCTGAATTTTTCGGATTGCCTGAATCTGTGCCTCGCTGAGCAAGACAGGTTTGACGGACTGTTTTGACATGACCACCCCCTGATATTTATACAGTTATTATAATTGCAAAAATCGAAACAATCATTAATTACATTGCAATTAATGAAAGAATAAATTCGATCGTTATCAGAAAGGAAATTGATTGTTTTATAGACTCTTGACTAGTGTTTGACGAAGATTGCGTAGGAAGCCCGTTGGCATCTGTCATCAAACTGCGCTTTAGTTACCCTTATACATAAGTAACTATTTATGAAAAAGTTACTAATGAATGGATAGGGAGGGCAGTGATCTCATTAGTATTTTTTTTGAAAAAAGTCACTAATGATGCTTTTAGTTCCATTAGTAACTTCTCTAAGAAAAGTTACTAATGGGACTAAAAGTCCTATCCCAACAAGATTTTATTCCAGACAATAATTGCTGGAGAAAAACTTTAACGCCAATCCGTCCAATCTCATCTACTGGCCTAATGAATGGTTCCAGGATGAAGACATGCTTCATGTAGATTTGACGCCTGAAGAAATCGCCGGATACCTGATGGCAAGATCTGGCCGGCTTTTAAGCGATGCGCCACAAATAGACCTGAGATACACGATCCCTCCCAACGCAGCAAGTTAACGCTAAGAGATATCAACCCTGATGTGCCTATACATAGCCAGAACACGCCAAACCTGCCTATCTATAGGCAGAACACACCATTTCTGCCATACATAGCCAGAACACACCGTTTCTGCCTATAAATAAGATATGGGCACTTTCATGGGGCGATATGATTTTACATGTAGCGTTCAAACTTCCACGCCGCGCTGGCCACCAGCGTGAACAGAACGACGAGAGCTCCCCCCATCACCCTGCACCTCGTAAAGAATGCCACTCCTGCAGAGAGACCAATTAACGTCAGCGTGACTGGCCAGGCAGCAATTGCCGTCAGGTAGGCCACAATCAGGTAGTCCTTTATCACGGGGATCTCCTTTGGTTTGTTTTCTTCTCGTTATAGGGTGCCCGAAAGCTGCTCCTTAGAGTAGGGATAGCTACCCTCACCTTTTTTGGTAGGATCACTAATGGGAAAACTGAATAATGGCAGGAAAGCTCTGTTTGATGGGTTGTCATGGAAGCCCTGACAAATACACAGCTACAACACAATCAATTTTCGATATAAGATTCACCTCAAACAAATGAACTACCAATACCTCTGTGAGTCTATGTTAGTGAATTTGTTGATAATATGGGGGTAAGTATATCTCCCCCCCGCTAAGAGCGACATACAGGGATATCACGATGACAGCAGAAATTGCAGTCTTTAATAAATCAGCAGTTTCTTTAGCAGCAGACTCGGCAGTTACGATCTCCGGTGATGATGGTGTTAATAAGATCTACACAGGCGCAGATAAACTTTTTGCTTTAAGTAAACATCATCCCGTAGGGATAATGATATTCGGATCAGCAGATCTCTGTGGTATTCCTTGGGAAATGATTATAAAAGATTACAGAAAAAAACTTGGCACAGATAGCTTTGATACAATTGAACAATACGCTGAGAAATTTTGGGAACACCTTTGCCTGAGTGAAAATATAATACCTCAGGACATTCGCGAAAACTATATGATAGATACTTACAGCAATCGTTTCTTCCCCTCACTAATCAAACATATAGAAAAAAAGAGGATAGAACCAATAATAGATGAAACAAATGAAAAACCTTCTATCATCGAAACCTACAAAATAATAGAAGAGGAAGCAAACATTATTCTTAATGGTTTTAAACAAATGGAATTTTATGAAGGATTTTCTGAGAATGATATTTCTGAAGCGCTAGCCTTCGCCCTCCCAATCGCTCGCAGAACATGTGAAGAAAAATTATTCACAGAGGATGGGATTGAAATACCTGACACTTTAGTGAGAGTTATTGCTGATTTATTTTCCAGAATAACATGTCAAAGCTCACCATTTGGTAGAAATACGGGACTAGTGTTTGCTGGCTACGGTGAAAAAGAATATATGCCCGCAGTTTTAGCCTTTAATGTTCTTGGTTTTTTCAGAAGCAAACTACGTTTTTCTCCTAATCTTGAAAAGAGTTCATCAGGTGGTTTATGTGGTGTAAAAGCCTATGCTCAAGAAGAAGAGGTAGAGACCTTCCTTCATGGCATTAGCAATAATTTGAAAGAATTTATGTATGTTGGCTTTGAAGTTGAAAATGATACTATCTCTACAAAAATAAAAGAAAAAATACAGACTCTAAATATACAGGAAGACGAAAAAGAAGCTTTGTATGATGATTTAGATAATTTATTAGCTCAGAGACTTGCGGGCTATAAAATGGTTATTGACGACCACGTATCAGAAAAGTACACAAAAAAGTTACTGAAATGATTGAATTTTGCCAAAACAGGACTTAGCTTACATGGCAGAATCACTTGTGAACCTCACTGCCTTCAAAAGAAAAGTCTCAAACGACAATGAAACAGTTGGCGGCCCAATAGATGTTGCTATAATCTCCAAAGGAGATGGCTTCATTTGGGTGAAGCGAAAACATTATTTTGATAAAGACCTTAATCACCACTATTTTTCAAAACTGTCATAGGATACTGAAATGGAAGATAAAACTTTTGATAAAAAGTTAGCACTACGCGAATGGCAGAAAATGTTCAACCCTACTAAAACATTTGAAGCTGAATCAGTAGTCCTTAAAACTGTAGAACCTCAAAACACTGATCAAATATCAGGTAAAATAAAAAAAGACACATCCTTTTTGGCTCATTTAACCGCTTAAACTCAGCCCGGCCACTGCGCCGGGCTTTCCAATTCCTCTCTTAAAATTAGTAGCAAATTCACGACTTTTCATACACTATCAAAGCTCATCGTTATACGGCGACGTCTGGTCGTATCCCACATAACCGTTGTCTAGTGGTTGTTGCTCATGAGCCCGACGTAAGGCATCTGTAGCTTGTCCCTGTTGCCCTGCTTTACCTCCTGGGCGTACCGTTCTGGCACTGAGTACACTGTCCGCAATAACCTGATAGCCCTGCTGTGTACCGCCATCCTGGCCTGCCCACTGATTGAGTTGCATATTGCCCGCCACGCTGACAAGGTCGCCTTTCCTATGTTTGGCCAGTGCGTCAGCCTGCTTACCAAAGGCAATGACACCCAGCCAGAAAGTAGCCTCTCCAGACTCTGCCGCATTACATGGCAGCGCTACCGCCAGGCGAGCCATAGCCATGCTCGTACCTTTTCCAGTTGTTCTGGTCTGTGGGTCGGCCATCAACCGGCCATATGCTGAAATTTGAGCGGTCATCGCTTGAATCCTCTCTTCTGATGCCCTGTACTTGATTCAGTGTTGGTTCAATATGGTAGTTTGTTGCCTCAATGTTGGTTCATTTTTCAAACATGAAACCTTATTAAACAGATATATATAATTACTGAGGCAACTGAACCAACTGAACCAACACTTAAACTACACACATGAAAGAATGCTTTTACTCTGGTTGGTCATCGTCCGGCAAATACTGCAGGACATAAACCCGAATCTGTCGCCCATCAATGCGTGGTGACTTTCTCTGGAACCCCCGGCCTGACGTCGGAGGCGTTAGCATGCCAGCTTTCTTCAGTACTTCGGCAAACTGACGAGCATTAAAGCCGCGGGCAATCTCCCCTTCGAAGGCCGCCGGGAAGGTGTAGAACACCATTGGGTCAGCCTCGTGACCGCCTTTCTGCCGGTATCCCGCCATGTTGGAGATTGGCAGACTACTCGGGTCATACGGGAACGGCGCAAAACGGCTCATGCCATAAGCGTTCAGGAATGCCTCGGTCTGCTCAATTATCTGCTGATGTTCTTTATTGCCGGTACCAAACTCGCGCAACCAGGCGTTATAGCTGTACTGGATAGCATCCCGACACGTTTGCTCATCCCAACCAGTGATCACCTTACCCAACAGTAGTGCGGCTTCCAGAATCGCAAACCGTGCGCCGACGCGATGGATCTGCTCCCCGTAATCCGACGGGATCAAGCTACGCCAGCGTTCTTCCGCTGCCCTGACAGCACTTACCGCCTCTTGCTGGTGGTCAGCCAACCATTTCACCCACTCACGCCCGGACACTCCGTGGTTGTGCTGGTAAGCATCTTTGAGAGCATCGGCATGGTGCTTACCATTAGTATGCTCATGGTAACGCACTGCCCGACGCATCGGAATGTTCAGCAGGCGAACCAGTTGGCCTGCTTTAGCCTTACGGCCGGCACTGGCAATGAAGGTCTCCAGATCCATCTCACCGGTACTGATGGCCACAGTACGCCAGCGCTTCAGGTCACGGTTCCCCCCTTCCTTCGCTCCCTGCAGTTTTCCCGTACCGTTAAACAGCGCGTAGGCCGATTTATAGACCTCCACCGGGTCAGCCCCCTGCCCGATTTCGTCAAGCGGCATCAGCGCGTCATTATGTGCGGCGGCCTCATTCGCCAGCCCAAGTGCGGTGCCGTACCAGGTAAGGCGCAGTACATCCGGGTTTCCGTATAGACTGGATGCCACGTTAGCAGTGGTGGTCTTACCCGCGCTCGACTGTTCGTAGAGGTGGATACCGAATCCATCAGCACCAGCAAGGCCAATCAATGGAGCTGCCAGAGCTGCGGCCACGCCAGTCATCATGGAATAGTTGCCAAAGGCCAGACGTCCCACGCTCTCCCGCCAGCTTTGCCCGGTACCGCTGGTGGTGTAACCGGACGCAGCAGAACTCCGCCCGTTAAACAGCACCGGTTGTTCTGGCGTACCAATGATCTCACCATCGGGCATGATATAGGCGCCACACTGCCAGCCCGTAGCATGAGCAATGCGCCATACCTCACCATTGGCACAGCTCTGAAGCCAGTCGGCTAGCGTTGCGCGTAAACCGCTCTTAGTTGTTACATTCACGCCACCGGCTTTGAGCGTTCGCCAGCCTTCTCGCTCGCCAATGTCAGCAAGAGGTATCGCCTGGACGGTCTCACTCTTCGCACCGAATGCCTGCCAGCGCAGGATCAGGTACCGGGTTTTACTGTCATCAATGCCAATACCGACAACCTCCAGAGCAGAACATAACCAACTTTCACGACTGATGATTTCCCCGGTATCCTTGTCTGATTTGGGCTCTACCCAATAAACACCGTCGACACGGCTTTCGACATGAGGTCGCAGGGATTCAGGTTTTGATGCGCTCTTCTTCCCTCCGTTGATAACTTGCAGTTTCGCGGACACTTCAGGCTCCTGCGGTTGATACATCGAATCGTTAAATGCTGCTGTGGCGGCTTCCAGTCCGTGCTGCTGGTAGTAGTCGTTCCAGTCGGCCTTTTCCTCAGACTGAGGTAAAGCCATCCAGCCAGAAACAGCCTTTGCGGCTTTCTCCGCAGCATCTTTTCCTGTATTTGGCTCTCCTGGTTTAATGTCGTTGTCGGCGGCGATGATGATCTGCACATCCGGGTAATGCCGTCGCATTACCTGCGAAACAGGCAGCAGGTTTCCGGCGTCGATTGCGGCTACTGTGAGCGCGTCAGGTTGAATTAAGTGACACGTTAGAGCGGTAGCCAGCCCCTCTGCAATCACGACGCTTTGAGACTGTTCCAGCGCGTTTACGGTGTAATATGCCCCGCGCTTTGCCGATCCCTTCATGAGTCGCTTTTCTCCCTGCGCGGTAATGGTCTGCGCTGCTATGACTGAGCCTGATTCCCCCACCAGCGCCAGTAATAGTGATCCATCGGAAAGAATGGGGAAGGTGAAGCCGCTCAGCCCCTTACCAGTAAGGTATTCAGATTCGCCCTGATTAGCGCTCTGGCGCTTCTCATCGTACAGACGGGTAAACGTAGCCCGGCGCTGCTGTGCGTCCCCTGCCGCCCGCTGCAGACGCTCCTGCTCCAGTTGTGTACGCTCGGCTTTCAACTGCTTCCGTCTCTGTCTGGCGGTGGCTTCGTCCTGTACTGCTGCCCGGTAATCAATACCCAGCACATCAGCCGCCAGCCTAGCTGCCTCCGTGGTGTCACATTTATTCACCTTTCGGATTAGGTCAAGGCCGTCACCGGCGCCGCACTGGTTGCAGATAAAGCTGCCGCGGCCACCATCATCGAAACGGAAGCGATCCGAACCGCCGCAGGCCGGGCACGGGCCGTGCCGGCGCGGTGAGTCAGGCACATCGATATGCAGCCCAGCCAGCACCGAAGGCCAGCGGTCAGCGGCGGAGTGAGTCACTTCACGGATAAGGTCAATATTACGCATTCTTACCCCCTCGATTGCCTGCCACGGTTGCGCCCATATCGTTAACCATGCTTTGCCATATCTCACGACCGCGACCGGTCAGCCCGACAGAGGTGACGCAGCGGCTAAGCAGTTCGATACCGGCTGTTTCCCACTGCGGGCAATGCTCTTTCAGTGCCTCCAGCGCATAAATTGCGGTGGTTGATTGTCCAGGATAACTGGCTTTCATGATTTACTTCCCGCGCGTTTATGCATATCAATCGTAAAAAGCTCATCCTCTGCGGCGGTCATAACATCTGGGATACCTTCCAGTAGAGACATAATGGCGCCGATTAGATCAGAGGTGTTTCCGTGGTCTGTTGTCGTGTGTTCCAGCCAAACAGACAAAATGGCCTGCGCCTGCTGAACGCGACAGATGGAGTCTGAAAGTGATACTTTTCTCATGCCCTGCCCTCCCTTCCAGCGAGTTCCGAAATCAGCCATGCTGCTACATCACCCGAAAGACGCTTTAACAGAGTGGCGATCGCTGATACTTCGCTATCGACGAGATGATGAGGTGAATCCTCAACAAGACGGCAGATGATTTCTACCTGATGAGCACGCTCAGCGGCTTGCTCAAGGGTTATTTCACGGCTCATACGCTGGCCTCCGCATCAATTCGGGTAATATCGACAATCGTCAGGACTTTATCCAGCCAGCAATGCACGATGACTGTTTGCTCATCGTCGAGATGTGGGGATAAATCGGTCATAACGTGAGCCAGCCCATTACGGGCGCGGGTCATACGTTCCGCGGTACGCTCCGCCAGAGTGAATTCATCTGGATAAGGTTGCACCCGGGATAGCATCGCCTCAGCCTCAAGCTCGGCAGGATGGCGGTATATAGCGTTTATATTCATTTGGCTGACCTCACCTTTGATTCCTTCCCGCAGTCAGAACGACATACACCCGCGTTCGCTGCGGTATCGTTCAGCGCCAGCACCACCTCACCAACCGTACCCAGCATTGCGCCTATTTTGCGCATGTCTCCCTTTGCGGTTTCCTCGGTGTAGGTGCCATTGTCCGTAGCCCAGAACATCAGGCTGCCAATGGCACTAATGCCGAGCATCAAATCACTCACGGCCTCATCCATGCGGTTCTGAATGCCTTCCAGCTCATCAACGGTGGCGCCTTTGCCGAATTCGTGGCGCACCAAATCGTTATACAGGCTCATGCCGCCACCTCCTGAACGCGTGTGATGCGTACATGGCGAAACCCCTCACGCTGCGCCTGAATCACTGCGTGGGCCGTTGCTGTTTTGGTGTCACTGGATATGAGCTGATAGCCGATACCAACCGTTAAACCGCGCTTATTGACGGCATAGCCCGTAATGCGGAAATAGTTACGCATGAGCCACCTCCAGACGGATGCGACCAGCGAAAAAGCAGACGTGCTCCCGAACCAGAGAGCGGCGGGCTTCGCGCTCAGAATGTGCGGTGATGTGATGGATTTGGGTTTTAATTGTCGGCATATCGCGGCGAACAGCGGCGATAATCCAGATAAATTGCGGATTTTGGGTAGGGGTAGTAGCCAGCATGTGGCAGCCTCCGATAACAGGGGATTAAACCCATCACCGGAAACGCCAATTTCACTGGTGATGGACTGGACAGGGTTGGCGTAACCGGCGTTATCGGAAACCGGCGCTTCCGAAGAAGCCCCCGCCCAGCCCACCATAATTCTGATGCAAGTACGGAATGACACCGAACCGCTGAAAAAAGGGTGTACTGAGCTAACGACACAAAAAAAGACGCTTGGCGCGTCATGTATCGCCGACAACTTTACCAGGACGCCAATCCCGGCACCAGATTTTGCTGGTGCGCTATAACCATAGACCGGGATGACGTAGAACATCAAGTCCTTTTTTATGGACTCGAAAAACTCTTTACTGCAGGTGTGAAAGGCATCCCTATTACTGGCCACGAAATTCCGCCAAGCATTTTGTACGCCACTATCAGTGGCCCGCAAAGTGACAGGTTTTGACCGGTTCCCGCGGTAGCGCACCACCCGCAGAGCATTAACTTTTGTATACATCAGGCCAGCTAGAGAAAGGCTTTTACCCTGGGCGGCGGCAATCATTGCTTCACCTCCGTGTACTCCTTCATGAAGCGCTCAATAGGCTGTACGCATTGGAACTGGTAGCCCTCGCGGTAGAACGTCACCCGGTTGTGCGCCACCGATACAACGCTCACTACCTCCCCGTGAGCGTCGCGGTAAGTGTGATCCGGCTGGGGTGAGCTGGTGGACTTATTCATCGTTAGCCCCCATGCGTTTAGCAAGCCAGCGCTGAGAGAGGCGGATCAATTCAGCTTTACGCTGGTCGTACTCCATCCCCATATCGATCAATGTGATGTTGGTGCTCTCCAGGTAGCTGAGGTGCTCCAGTTGGCCAGCGCTCATACTGTCGCGAGGCTCACCGTCGATACCGTTTACCAGCGCCCACTGCTTAGCGGTCATGCCGCCCAGCACGATGCGGGCGATCATGTTGCTTTCGTTGCTGTAGTGGCGGGCTTGTGTCTCTTTCCCCTGTTCTGCACGAGCAGCAGCCAGAGCGGCGCACATCGGCTTAAAGAGGCTGGCAGCGCCAATGCGGGCTTTGAGGTGGCGGCGGTACTTCGCGGCGATTTCAGGCGCACTCAGCTGTAACGCTTCCTCGCACTGAATGAAATAGCGGCGGACGGCGCGGCCCTGTTCGTTGCGCTCAACCATTGCCACTTCTTTAGCCATATCCAGCGAGAGAAGGTAATCATGCTCGATTTGCTGGCGAAATTTTGCGCTCGCCCGTTTTGGTGAGCTCAAATTTTCAACACGAGTGTAGTCAGACCCGGCTACAAATCCGTACTGGTCGATGCGGCCTTTAATCCAGTTGGTAAAGTCGCGGCCCACCCCCAGCGCCATATGCAGAGCTCTGGCGCTCGCAATATTGGTTTCACGCCCGCCAATCTGACCGGAAATAACAGGGACAATAGCAGCAAAGTCGTTACCGTTAATTACGCCCTGGCTAACATTGGGTTGAGGGGCGGCCTCAGAATTGAATCTGCTTTTTTCGATTTTCATTTTTTCGGCTCCGTTATGCGGCGGTGAAGTTGTCCGGGTAGAGGTTCAGAATGTCGGCGATATCCTGCTTAGAAAGCCCGTAGTGTTGGTTAACTGCGGCCATGCGGTTAACGAACTGAATCACCTTCAGCACGTCACCACGGCACGCAAACCGGTAGCGCATGTGCGCCCCGATACCATCAGGATTTTTCTCTTCAAGGCGTTCCAACCAGATATCAAGCTCGCGCTCAAGCTCGCTCGCATAGTTGCGGCCAGATGAGAGGCGGCAATTGCGCAGGATATCGTTTTCTGTCCACCCACCCGCCCCACAGCGCAGCATGTAGGTGCGGGCTCGGTGTTTCTTCGGAATGCGCTTTGAGGCTTGAACGGTGTAGGCTGGTGGCGTAACATCAGATCCGCGAGTATCTGAGTTAACCGCCTGTTGTCCGGGGCGGTTTTCTTTTTTCATTAGGCCACCTCACCACGCGATTCAGCAATGCGCTGATTAATCCATTCGTCAATTTCGCTCTCGATAAATGCGATCGCACGAGAACCGATTTTTACTGGAGATGGAAAGCGACGCTCGCTCATCATGTGATAGATCCACGCCTTGCTATAACCAGTGCGGCGCTGAACTTCGGGAAGTCGGATAAGATTGTGGGACATGTATACCTCGTAAGGTCTATTAAAGTTACGAGGCTATTAAACAGTAGGGCCTTTAACGTGTAACGGAGTTATCAAAAAACTCCCCGGAATTATGATAACTCCTTACCGGTTTACCCCCCCTCTTCGTAACCATTCAACTAACGCTTTATCATCATCCGGAAATGGGAGGTCTCTTACTTTATTGCTGGCTTTATTCCTAAATTGTGACACGCTACCAACCAGATCATCATCGGTTAGGCCAATCCCTCTAAGTAAAGCAACAATAAGCTCAGCCTGTTTTGCTGTTGTTCTAACGGGTTTCTCTATCACCGTTTCAGGAAGTTGAGGTTGGCTAACCCCTCCATTTATAACACTTGGTATTTCCCTCCCAATAAAATTGTATACTTTTTCAATTTGAAGCCTAGTAACAAAAATATCGTTCACCGTGACTGTTGCAATCGGTTTTACTTCTCCTTCTTTTAACAAACCAGATGAGTAAAGGTGCTCTGTTATTGGGTGAGCCATAACTACGTAATTATCACTACAATAATCTTCTGGACTCATTGGGATATCGGCTTCTTTAAATGATAAATTGAAAGGAGTAAGTGCGATTTGTTCATTATATTTTAATGCATTGAAAAATGAATGAGGCAAGTAACCTGTTGATAATGCCCAAAGTCCGGAAAGATATAAAATCGGCTTTTTTAATCCAGGTATATCCTCATTTTGATAAAACCGCTTAACTCGCATTTTTGATGCCGGACTCATATCCAATTCAGCTTTTGGCATAAAAAGACTTAAAGGTGACTTATTACTATACTTTTTCATTAATTTAGGAGGGAACTTTTCCTCCCATTCATTTAACTCTTCCCAACGACCTAGTGTAAATAATGCCGCCTCAAAATCATGAAGGGCTAAACAAAGCTCAATAGCTCCAATCTGGCTAAAGTGAATTAAATCACTTGGATGGCATCGAAGCAACTCAGCAGCCCTTAATAACGTACAAAATTCCAAAGCAGGAATATTATTAAGACACCATACATTCGGTGTTTCATTTTTTTTTGCCACCAAGCCACCTCGCGCCCTCTGATTTTAGCGGCTATTTCGGCCCGCAGAGGTGTACGGGTTTTCGGGGATCAGCCTAGACATAGCCTATTCTTTGTTCGTCTACCTAAGTCTACTATCGTCTGTATATACTGTCTATGCATCCAGTCAGGCGCGTTTTCCGAACGAGCCATGCACCACATTTTCACCACTCTCAAGCGCCTGCATATAATCGGCATACCACTGGAGCATTTCCCGCCGGCCGTCCAGATACTGGGCATGGTTATATGTCCCGCGGATGGAGTTCTTATCAACATGGGCCAGTTGGGTTTCTATCCAGGCGGTGTTATAGCCCTGTTCGTGGAGGATGGTACTCATGGTGTGCCTGAAGCCGTGACCAGTCGCTTTACCGTCATAGCCAATACGCTTAATCACTTGGTTAATACTGGCCTCGCTCATTGGCTTGCCGGCATCATTCCGCCCGGGGAAAACATACTTCCCTCGCCCGGTAAGCTGGTGGATTTCTTCCAGCAAGTCGCGAACCTGAATCGAGAAAGGCACGAGATGTGGGCGCCGCATCTTCATTCGCTCAGCGGGGATGTTCCAGACGCCTTTGCCAAAGTCGATATCAACCCATTCAGAAGCACGGAGCTCAATTGTCCTGAGCCCGGTAAGCATTAACAGTCGGGTGGCGTTGCGGGTGATTGTGCTGCCGCTGTATTCACTTAGCGCACGGAGAAAATCCGGGATCTGGTCGGCTAAAAGATGTGGGTAGTGCTGTTGCTTGGGCGGCTTAAGTGCGCCAGCCAGATCTGATACAGGGTTGTGTTCCGCTCGACCAGTAATAATGGCGTAGGTAAATATCTGTCGGCAGGCCTGACGGGTTTTTTTGAGTTTATCCAGAACGCCGCGTTGTTCCATCTTTCGCAGGACGTTAAGCATTTCGACCTGGCTGATATCAGTAATCGCCTTTTGCCCGATGAAGGGGAATATATCCTTCTTCAGGTACATCAGAAGATGCTCAGCATAGCCTTCAGACCATGATGTGCTTTTATGGGAATGCCATTCCATCGCCAGGCGTTCAAAGCTGTTTGCCACAGCCTGCTCTTTCGCTTGTTTCTCTTCCTGCTTCTCCTGTCCCGGATCACCACCAGCAGCAAGAACCTTTTTTGCATCCGCACGCTTCTGTCTGGCTTCCGCCAGAGTGATATCAGGATATACCCCCAACGCCAGTAGCTTCTCTTTACCAGCGATGCGGTACTTCAGGCGCCAGTATCGCGAGCCATTGGGGTTCACCAACAGGTAAAGACCGCCACCATCAGACAGCTTATAGGGTTTGTCCTTGGGCCTGGATGTGTCGACCTGGCGGGCTGTGAGCTTCATTTTGGGGGTATCTCATTTAATTGAACAGGAATCTACCCCCAAATGTACCCCCACATGAATGTGGATTTCAATAGACCATAGTAGACGTTGAGATAATGAGATATTGGTGAATACCGCGTGTATGCTGGATTAAGTAGACTTCAGGAGACGTTAAGAGAAGTGATAATGGTACGCCCTACAGGGTTCGAACCTGTGACCTACGGCTTAGAAGGCCGTTGCTCTATCCAGCTGAGCTAAGGGCGCACTGAAATGCGGATGCTTCGACGAGTGAAACCGCCTGGAATTATACGGTCAACGCTCAGTGAGTCAATGCATTTTGCCATCAAACTGCGGCAGCATAACTAACTTGCCTACATATAAAACAAAGGTTGTGCAAAGATCGCCCGGCGCCGGTTTTCAGTACTGATACATCGGCGATAACAATAAAGAGTCCTGACGCCCCCAAAATGCCCCCAATAGCCCTTTAAACAGCGGTGTTTTTAGCCCTGAGTTTGCTCAAAGAGGGATAAAAACTCAAACGAGGACTGACAGCGAGGCTGGCTTCTGACAAAATATCCGCATCCCCCTTTCGATACGATACAGATGGAATCCTCTCTCTGATGGCAGCAAAAATTATTGACGGTAAAACGATTGCGCAGCAGGTACGCTCTGAGGTTGCGGAAAAAGTGAAGGCCCGCACTGCGGCCGGAAAACGCGCCCCAGGGTTAGCCGTTGTACTGGTCGGCAGTAACCCGGCGTCGCAGATTTATGTCGGCAGCAAGCGCAAAGCGTGTGAAGAGGTGGGATTTGTCTCCCGCTCATACGATCTCCCGGAAACCACCAGCGAGGCGGAATTACTGGAGCTTATTGATACGCTGAATGCCGATACCACTATCGACGGTATTCTGGTACAGCTGCCGCTGCCTGCCGGAATTGATAACGTGAAAGTACTGGAGCGTATCGCCCCGGACAAAGATGTTGACGGTTTCCACCCCTACAACGTCGGCCGCCTGTGCCAGCGCGCCCCGCGTCTGCGCCCGTGCACACCGCGCGGAATCGTCACTCTGCTTGAGCGTTACAATATCGACACCTATGGCCTGAACGCCGTGGTGATTGGCGCATCGAACATCGTCGGCCGTCCGATGAGCATGGAACTGCTGCTGGCGGGCTGCACGACTACCGTGACCCACCGCTTCACCCGGAATTTACGTCAGCATGTCGAAAATGCTGACCTGCTGATTGTTGCGGTCGGTAAACCGGGCTTTATTCCGGGCGAGTGGATCAAAGAAGGCGCCATCGTTGTGGATGTCGGTATTAACCGTCTGGAAAGCGGCAAAGTGGTCGGAGACGTCGTCTTTGAAGATGCCGCAGAACGCGCGTCATACATTACGCCAGTCCCGGGCGGCGTTGGCCCGATGACCGTTGCTACACTGATTCAAAACACGCTACAGGCGTGCGAAGAATATCACGACATTCAGGAGGCCTGA